AATTAATTTGAGACAGATAAGAGGTTACCCCATCTTGAACCGAGCGCCTGTGTGCTCGCTGAGGGATACCAGCGCCGGCATTCGCTAAGAAAATCTCTCGGATGCTTCTGAAAATTGCCGAGAGGCTGCAGATTTTAAACACAACACCTTACGATTTAAGCTTACCTTTTCCGATTTCTTCCGATATTCCCATGAAATCCCAATTGATCCCAAATATTTACGCAATCTCTTCCCAATGCGGTATTCCGTCCTCTGTACTGCAATCGCATAGATCACAAGTACATGCTCCACCTGTGTCTAGTGTATCTGTTGGAACGTGTAATTCTTCATTACAATGACAATCACAATTACATTTGGTGCATTTACTCATGTTTGTCTCCTATGTGTTTAATCGTGTATCTAGGGAACAATCATACATGACATAAGCATACGTCTCATTGACTACTTCATCACCTATTCCTAATATCTTGAGATAAGATTGCTTGGCGCCTTCTTGTATGCATTCATAGTGATTGTCAAACAGTACAGGCCATTCGTATGGTTCTATACATTCTTGTGATAATCCACTACACAGTATTAGAGTTAATAGTATCTTCATTGGTTTTTCCCTTTGCTGTACTATTTATAAGCTCATTGACAATTTCTCGACACTCCTTTGCAATACTTCTATGTTCTTTCTGCGTATCTGGTGATGTTCGTATATCGAAGTAGTGGAGCCATGATCGTAATGTACCATTCATGTAGATTCGAGACGATGTTAATCCCTCTGGCAATACAGCTCTGGCTTGTTCTTTTGCGATGCCCTTGTCGATGGCCCATTGATACGTCTCGCTTGTTAACTTAGCAACTCCTTGCTGTTTTCTTCGCCATTCATCTATAAGGTCCAAATAGCCCGAATTTAGCGCCGTGTTCGGATCGGATTCTATATCGATACTATTCTGTCTATTCTTCTTATCTTGTAATCTAGCTTCTCTTATGATTGTGTTATTGGTTAAATCCTTAGGTTCTGCGTAACGTTGTGAAAACTCTTGAAATGTAAATGATCGATGTCTTAATATCTGTCTTGCGATATCTCTTGTTGTATTGATCTCTAAACAGATATTGACCATTTCAAATGGTGACCAATGTTTATGTTCTTTGAGATAGTTGAGTAATTTTTGTGATGTGTCCTTATTCTGTTGGTTACCAGGGTTTGATACTCTGGCTGTATATGCGACAATCTCTGTTAACGTATCGTTAGTGCCGTTTGTTGTGTATGATATGAGTTTTACATTAGTCATTAATAGGTTCCAATTCTTCTTGTGATTTTTCTGATTCTGTTTTCTTTGCTTCTCTATCTAGTCGTTCTTTCTTATGTGCTCTACTTTGTTTGAGGCTTTGTGCTAACGCCTTGTCTTGATCTGCAATTACTTCATGAAAGTATTTCTTTGTCATGTGCTATCCTTCTGCAAATTCTATCATTTTATTTGCCATAAATTTTTGACTTCTTTCATTTGGGTGAGCATCCTTATCACTAATTGCAAAATCACTTAATTTTGTGCCATATTCTTTTTTGAGTAAATCTACCATAGTAAATTCTTTAAATACTTGACTACCAAGTGGGTGTTGTGTTATAAGACTTGATGGCACAATACAAGTTTCAGTTCCTTGACAAGAGGTATATGGTATATTTAATTTTTCACATATGACTTTTAACGCATATATGTAATTTATGTTTGTGTTTGTAAGTTGTTCCATACTAGGAATTGGTGCTGTAAATTTTGGGTCATTTTGTATAGGGAAGTTTTTATTAAAACTATCATCATACCATTTATCAATTACTTCATTGTCAACATTCTGGTAGATTTTAGCATGATCCCAAGAATCAATACTGACATATTCTCTATGATTTGAATCATTCAGTAAAAAATCTTGTCTAGGCCATTCAGACCACATAACAAATACATGATCTACATCCTTATTATTCATTATTGCTTTTAATGTTTGATGATATATTGCATGGTTGCCATATCCACATCTAGCAGTATTAAGTACTTCACAATGCAGTTTTTCGCCCACAATCTCTGGCCACATCTTAAAATCAAGTGGTTCAGGCATTGCTGTCTGTGGTTGATTTTTATCTGAAAAAGAATCTCCACCAACGATTATTTTCTTGGCAAGGTGAATGTTCTTCATGAATGTTTCCTTATATACGATAATACTTTGATTGCTATATCTTCTTTGTCTTGCATATTGCCCATGATGCTATTACAAGGTTGACAAATAATTCCTCTAAATTCTCCTGTCGCATGATCATGGTCATATGTCCAAACTGTTTTCTTCATTGTGCCTTGAAAGAGTCCATATGCTTTGAGTATATATTCTTCTGTACGACCACAACAATCACACACATGATCTGTTGGCACAGGGCCTATACGTTTGCGTATCAGAGCAACTTGTTTAGTAGCAATTCGATCACACGTTTTACAATAGTTCTTATATTCCTTACCACCTGCTTTATTAAAAGCTCTATGTGCGAAATCATCCTTATGCTTAGACTCGCCACATCTACGACAAATCTTAAGTTCTATTGTGTTATCGGATAATTCGTCAAATAGTGGGTGTGTTGTAGTCATGATCTAATTTCCTTATTACAAATTCATTGTCATCGTCATATCCTACAACGTAAGCGCCTTTGTCATTACCTGATACAGATTTACCTGCTCGTTGTATCTCAAATGATGATGTACCATCTTTGTATCCTAAGTATGTACCTTTAGATGTTTTTGCCCAAAACTCTGCTACTCTTTTACTACGATGTACTGTATATCTTTTATATCTCTTATCACTCATATTGTTATCCAACCTGTAGCTATTGCAATTAATAAAACAATGAATGGAATACAGTAACATAAAAACCAAATCAATCGTTCTTTCCTACTCATATTAAATACACTTTCATTAATCCCATAATTAATATTAATGCTAGAGCACCATTTAATAATATCAATGCTCTATCATGCCACAACATTCCTACTGCGAACCAACCAATTGTACCCATAAAACTAAAATACAAATCCCACATTGGCATAGCACCTGTTGCTCTACAAGCAACTGCAGCTAGAATCAAAAATGATGATACCCATTTGATATACCAAGATAAATCACCTTTAGGTGTAACTTTCTTGAATACCCTAGTTGAGTTTAATGCTTTAATTTTGTCGTTGAGTTTTAAATCGTTCATTATATTCCTAATGCTTTGGTTACTCCTTTTTCGTCTGTCGGCAATTTCTTACCTGATTGTAACCAATCGACCATTTGTTCAAAATAGAACGCCTCGTCTTCTTTGCCTTCATCTGTCAATTGTTTTGATGCTTCCTTGAAAAACTTAAAGACAGCCATTTCACTCGATGGTGTGTCTGGCTTACTTTGATAGTTTCCTTTTCTCTGGTTGCTCATGATCTACTCCTTTGTTCACTTGATATGATGGTTTTCCAAATACTGCCAGAAGACACATAAGCATAATTAATATTGCTGTAAATCGATAGTCCATATTTACTCCTTATATTAATGATATGCATATTTAGATAAATTGATGGTTCTTCTGTGGTTTTCTAGGACGTATTTTCTTCTTCATTTGCCATCTTGCTTTAGACACTCTTTTGTTAAATGTAATGCCGTTTAGATGATCTAATTCATGTTGAAAACACTTTGATTCAATGCCGTCTAATATCGTTGTGTACTTTGCTGTATCAGACGTTTCGTATTCTACTTCTACCAATCGTGGTCTTTTGACTTTGACTAGTATTTGAGGAAATGATAAACAACCTTCTTCATCAAGCATTTCTTCTTTACTCTGATTAATGATTTTAGGATTCCATACCACCACTGGTTTCTTGAAATGTTTAAAATATCTATGACCTATTGCAAAAAATCTATTGAGATAACCCAATTGATTAGCAGCTAGACCTATACCATTTTTACTTAACATGGCAAGAATTACATCATTCTCAAATCTCTCTATGTCATCATCTGGTAAGTCAGTAGTAAAGTCTGTAATATTTGTCTCTTTTGCTACTTGAGATAACGTCTCATGTGGCCACTTGTATATCTGCATAGTTTTATAATCTTTCATGTTTCTATACTATCATAATTTTAGTCGGTTGTCAACCATGTTATTAGCAAGGAAATCATGTGCTTTTTGATTTAAATGTGAATCACTCTTAGATAGTGTACTCTCATCATTTAATTGATTCTTCAGATAGGTAAACAAATCTTTGCCATTACTACAATCCATTATAGGCCAACCCCAAAAGTTCTTCCAATTAATGTAATTTGATTGTGGTTTATTCATCAATCGTTTTGCAAACTTATACTCTTGTCCATACTCAAAAACTAATGGTAAATCTGTTTGATAAAATGTATATGGTATTTTATGTTGGTTTAAGAAACTTTCCATTGATATGAAAATGTTTAGATTTGTATCAATCATTTTATCATCAGGTTCATTCCAACCTTTGTTTGCAAGTATCCAACGTTTTCTTTCTTCTGCGATTGATGATCTATTACCTAGTTCATAATCAGCCCGAGATAGGTAGTTATGATATTGCGTTGCATATGGAATACCTATTCTTGACCATTCTGACCAGAACACATAAACATGTTCGATATCATGTTCATTTTTCGTAATCGTATTCATGACAGCATCTTTAATTTGTAGATTACTATATCCAGCTCTTGATACGTTTACATTTTCTGTGCTGATCTTGTTTGTCCATACAGTTACATCTATACCTTCTTTTGTATAGTAGCTCTGATCAAAATTGCTATCGCCACCTATTATAATCATTCTTTGATATCAACACCAACCATTGTATTCATTGTATCTTGCTCTTTTGCTTTCATGTATTCTTTATAACCTGTTAACCAATCTTGATATTGATCTTCTCTTTGCTGGTTATTATAATGTTGTAAGAAATCTACTAAGTGTGTATCACTACCATTAACCAATGTCTTCATCATGTCTAAGTTTTTAGGAAAGCATCTACCACCCCAGCCAAGTTTGCCATCTGGCCCTGGTACATCAAAATGATCATGTATCCACATACGATCATCTGCACCTAATACATCTTTGAGTTTATCATACTCTAGTCCATAAGTTGAACATATGTTATATAGCATATTTGCAAAGGTGACTTTTTGTATGAAATAGATATTTGTTGATAGTTTCATCAACGCAGCATAGACATTTGTTGTTAGTGTATAATCATTGAATATAGTAACGTCTAAGAGCTCGTTATACTGGTCTATATTTGCCCCGACCACATTACACTTAGGATTGATACTATCATGCTCAGCAGTTCGCTCTGTTAGAAATTCAGGCCATACAGCATAGTTTGTATCTTTAACTAAATGAAATGGAATAGTTGATCTTACAAAGACGTTTTTATGATCTTTTAGTTTTTTCAAGTATTCTTGTACGTTTTCTGATGGTGTGCATATGAATATAATATCTGCATTTTCATATGGATTATTTAAATCTAATGATGGGTCGTATAATGTTACTTTGTGTGATTTTCTAATAGTTCTAGCTGTTGCTTTGCCCACAACACCATAACCAATAATTGCAATGTGTTTCATAATTTATTCGTAAGTAGTTGTTGAGACATCGCCTACCTGTCTTACAACTCTTCTGACTCCTTGTTCATTTGTCATTGTTGTTTTAACTTTTTCGCCCTTGATACTTTTTTGCTTTTTTTTTGTGTTTCTATGTCTTGTTTGTAAAGCTCTGTATTTTCTTTCTATCTTTTTAACTGCGTCCTCTTTTTTATTTGCTTTTACATCTGCTCTAGTTCTAAAAGATATGTTTGCTGATACTAATAATAGTACTGCCAATGGATCAAATACAAATATGAATATGATGATAAGACCTCTTACTGCCTCATCTAACATATCTCTTGCTTGATCGCCATATACTAATTCTGCAATGTATTTTAGAGGGCCGACATCTGCCTCTACTAACATTACTTCTTTTTCTAATTCAAATTTTTGTTCGTTTAATTCTATGATTTTTGTATTGGCATCTGATATAATTAAATTTAAAGTATCACGTTCCTCTTCTTGTTTCTTACGTTCCTTAAGACCTCTTGTTACATACTCCATATCAATATACTTGTCTAGTACTGCATCAAATCTATCTAGTGTATTTGTTGCTCTATTGATATTCTTTTCTTCAAATGCAATTTGTTTGTCTATCTGTTCAATAACAAGATTATTACTTGATGATGGTGATACTTGATCTAGGTGTGCTTTTGATAAGAATCCAAATATACCTATTGACGTAATGAAAACTAATACCACTACTGCAATAAACAAATATGCTCGTAAGATTTTACTAACAAACTTATTATTCCAATTATGATATAACCACGAAGCTGCTACTAACTTACCAACTTCTAATGATCCACCCATAATAGCAATCTGCATCGCAGCGCCACTAAAGATTGCCATAAGACCTACAATACTATAAAAAGCTGCAACGCCAGATATAGCAAGTGCTGTGATAAATGTTAGTAATGCTAAAATCATCTGTGTGTTTTCTTAAACCATTCAAAGAATGGCTTGTCCTCAAAATACTCTGCGATAAGTCTCGGTGAAACTTGATCTGTTAAAATGCATTCTGCAATACCTTCATATTCATGTTTGCGAATAGGAACGTATCTATAGCCTATTGATCCTTTGGGTGCTTTAATCTTTGGTACTTGTCTTTTTGTCATTTTGTATCAGGTGCTTTATAATAGTTGTACTAGGATTAAAATCTAAATCCTTAACACAACCAGTTGTTAATATAAAAACGAACAATAAGAAAAAAGTAATTTGAAACATATTGAAAGTCATATGTTTTTATTTATCTTCCTTGAAACCCACCATGTCAACCCAATAAGACGTATCATTGATATGTATCTTATCACCAACAGAGGTACTTCTAACTGCGTCTTTGGTTGTGATCTTATCGACATCATCGTTATTCCACCAACCATCTACAATGTTTTGAGTAAGCATAAATGCTTTTTCTAATTGGTCTTGAACACTTAAGTTTTTATCCACATATACTTTGGCAACTAGACCACCACCGCCAAAGGCGAGGTGCTCTATTGTTAGTTCATTGTTCACAACCATTTTATTGAAGTTCATTTCAAGTTGTTCATTCATCATACTCATCCCACTCCTCATCTAATAGATCAGCAATAGGTTCATGTTGATTTGTTTCGTCCAACAATGCGTTTATTTCATCTTCATCCATATTATTTACTCCTTATTTTCCGTATCCGTTTTCGATAGCTAAGTTCATAGCGACATCAATGTCTGATTCTTCTCTTGCAATGACATCGGTATCTTTGACAACAATTTCATCTGCGTATCCGTCAACGATAACATTACCGTCTTCTTCTGCAAACTCATCGTCTTCATCATAGACAACTTTTCCAACATATTCAGTTGTTTCTGAATCTGAGAAATTAGCGTCAACATAAGAAGTAGCGACTCCTTTGTTTTCATCTGTAATAGAAGACTTTACTTCATCATGGTTTATTCCACCACCATCTGTAAACAATGTATCAGCTTCTTTTGAATCTTTTGCTAATACTTCTTGTTCTATCTCTATCGTATAGTAAGTTTTCTTTCTGTATAGATTCTTTCCCAAATCATCTTTGAAAAATATCACTTCTGTTTTTACTTCATTCATATATTACCTCTCGTAAATTGCGAAACTTTCAGCATATTGCATTAGACAATGTGATTGGTTTCTGTTATAGACATTCTTAATTGATTTTCCTCTGTATTTGATCCTTAGACTTTTAACTTTTTTAGAGTATAAGTAAATTAACTTTATCCAAACAAGTGGTATTCCTTTTGCAAGTGAATATTCCTTGTCTGGTGATTTGTATAATTTAATCAAATCTTCTACCATGATCTTAACTTTATCTTTAGAAGAAGATACTTTGATATCAAATTGATTCACTATGCGATCTCCGTTTCTATTACTTCATCAACGTTATCTGTATCGATATTAAGTAATTGAACACCTTCTACTGCAAGAATATCATTCTTTGCGGTAGTAAAATCAATAGTCTTTTGTTTTAGTTTTAGGATTATTGCGTCAACTGATTTCTCAGCAACGTTTTCATAGTATTGTTTAACTTTACTCATAATGTATTAACCTCTCATTAGTTGTTTATATACTAATAATACATGGTATCCACCCCTATGTCAAGGGTTAATTTAGGTTAAAAAAGCAAGTAAAATCAAGGGTTTATTGGTTGATTTATCGTATATTTGTGCCACCAACCCGATAATTTCATCGTTTTGTAGTGCTGATTGAATATTACTACGTCTGATTCGTGGTGATTCGTCTGTGTTTGTATAGAAGAATACCCAGCTGGGTGTCTTTTAGGGGTGTGTTCATCATAGAGATACTTGTCAATTCCCTTATGATATTTGACATAATGATAGTCTAAATTGTCTGCAACTTGAGAGTGTATATGAGAATAGTCACCACTCCAAGATACTATGTCACTTGATATCTGCAAGTGATTATTATAATAATCATCTGTTTGCCATGTGCGACTATCACATACCGTTAGTTCGTCTGTAAGGAATTTATTACAATCACCCTTAATAATGACATCGATATCAAAATAGATGTTCCTGTAATGTTCTTCTCTGAATCTATCGAACATTAACAACTTATTAAAGCAACCATAATCATCTTCATATACATTGTTATTGATAACAACATATTCATCGTACTTCAAACCAGAGTACTTGTCGATCATGTATTTGTAATTGTCTTCGTACCACTGGTCAAACTTATCACCAGTTCGTACACAGATAACTCTTATCTTCTTTTGAGGTCTAGTTGGTGTTGTATCCATAATTTAGCTCTTCCATTCTGTACTCTTTGTTTCAATAAGTAAGTCACTCTTTTATACACTTCTTTAAATATGTCTTCGTTTACTTCGTTGTTATCTACAATGATAAATCCTTTTTTAAAGAATAAGGAAAATTTACCTATGTTGTTTTGTACTGCATTCCACGATTTAGTTACAATACTTTCTGGTACTTTTCTTGGTCTCATTGCGTTTCTTTCCAATGCAACATCAAGAGAAGTATTAACAAATATCATGTATGTATCATACCCTAATTTCTGTAATGCTACTGCTTCTGCAGCCAACTTAGGATAGTCTCTAGCTGTTCCGTCAATAATTAATCCTAGTCTACCATCAATATAACCACCCTTTTTTTTACTAGTCATACTTTTTGCTTTGTCTCTAATTTTATCTCTTTTATCTGCTTGTCTTTCAGCAGCTTTGCCTGTCATGTCTAAAGAGAGTTGTGCTTGTTTCATTAAAAACTCAAACTCATTATCTGAATTAACTAGTTTTAATCCTTTGCCAATAATTCCTGTTCTACCTGCAACAAATGATTTACCAGAGCCAGGACCACCAGCAAGAAATATTGCTTTAAATATATTTGGGTCGTAAACACCCTCTTCTAATTCTTGATAAAATTCGTCAAAACTTATTTTCATTATGCTGATCCTGTTAAGTCATTTAACAATGGGTCATTGTAAACTACTGGTGCTGAATAGTGATTGCTTGAATTTGAATTGCTACTCTTATTGCTATTGTCTTGTACTATGTTGAATGTACCACCACGCTGAGCTGGATTTGTTCCCTGTTTAATTACTACTGTTCTATTTTCAGTAGCCGCCATATTTTTTGCTAAATCATCACCTGTTAATGCGACTTCATCTGCAGCATTACCATCAGTTCCCATAACTTCATTATATTTTGCCGTGAAAGCTTCTTTAGCTGATACACCATCAAATATATTTAACCCTGCTTTTACAGCAGAACCTGTAGCTATAATTGTTGCTTTGATGTGTTTTCCTACATTAAAAATTTTATTTTTAAAATCTGAAGCCATTTTACTAAAATCAACAGACATTAAATTTTGGAATAAATCTTTAACACCTTGTATCACTCTACCAACTAATCCAAATATAAATTCAGAAAGCTTAAATGGTGTTTTTTCTGCACCCTCTTCTTCGCCAAATGAAAATATATCTTTTATAAAGTTGATGGCCAAATTGACAGGATACATTACAATATCAAGCAATGATCCAGCAAGTTTTCCTAAATTTTCCATAACGTTTTCACCGCTGAATATAGCTTTGACTGAATCTATTATATCAGTAATAGTATCAATTATAAACGTACCTGTATTTGATTTTCCTAAAAATTCTTTTAATCTATCAAAAAGCATTTTAGGAAGTTCTTTTATTGATTCAATCAAATCAGTCATACTTGTTTTAAAACTTGTCCATACATCACCAAAGAATGTTGTTGTACTATCATACCAACCAGAAACTTTATCCTTTATTCCTTGAATAAAATCTGAAATCGTATCTCCTATATTTCTAAAGAAATTCATAATTGATCCACCAACAGAATCAGTTTCATCAAATCCAAATATTCTTGCAATTACATTGTACACTAAAGTAGCTAGATTGTCAATGGTAGATAATACAAATGTACCAATTCCCTTGAATAAATCCATTAATCCACCCAAAATATCACCGTCTGCTATTTTTGTAAAAGATGCTTTAATGCTATCGTATAATTTACCTATATCTCCAAACCAATTCTCAAAGAAAGTCTTAAGTGGCATCCAAAATTTGTCTTTTAGAAAGTTAAATATGAATTTAAATAATGGAATGATATCTTCATTTACTAGTGTTACAACTTTAGGAAGTATATCATCTTTAAGAAACAAAAGACCTGGTACAATTTTTTCCATAATAAATTTCTTGATTGGTTCCCAATACTTCGGATCAAAAAGAAACAACATGGCAGCTAGTCCAGCTGCTAAAGCACCTTTTTTAATTAATTCAAACGTTGAGGTTAATCCTTTGCCACCAACCTCTTTTAGTTTACCTAAACCTTTACTGAAAATACCACCAATTGATTTAAAACCTTTTGTTATTGCTTTAGTTCCAGCGAGTGCAGCTTTTGCAGCTTTGTTATTTGCAAGACCTTCTTTTATTCTTTCTCTAAGACTTGCTCTTGCTTCTTCTTTTTGTTCGGATGCATCTGAAGCCGCTTGATTTTTAGCATCCTCTGTTGCGTCTGCTGAAGCGTCAGCTGATGTTTTCACACCTGCCATAGTATCATTTATTTTTTGCAGTTTTTCATTTACTGCATCTAACTTACTATTGCTTGCAATTACTGCTTTTGTGTTTTTATCATCAACAGCCATTATTTGGTTTTCCTTTTGTAACCTATACCGTTTTCTCTATTACACCATAATTTTTGCCAAGACCATACACTAATCTTACTTGACAAATGATTAACAAAGCTTAATGATGTGTATAAAATTCTATCTAACATTATTTTTTACTCTTACTTGATCCTGTATATAAACCAAACCAGGCAGCACCAGCACCAACAACGATACTGATTAACCCACTTTGTTCCATAGTAGGCGCTGGTAAATTCATATACCATATTACACATTTATATAATAAAATAATGTAAACTGTTAAGAACAATCTAGGGAATATTCTCCAAGCATCAACTGCTCTTGCCATATGAATTATCTTTGCATATGGATTTACACCAAGGTCTTTAATTGAAGTATCAACTTCTAAATCAACTTGTATTTTCTGTTTAGGTTCTGCAACCTTAACTTCTTGTTTTACTTCTTCTTCAGCCATTTGTTACCTCTGTTTAGCTTCTTGTTCTTTTACTCTTTTGTTTTCTTCTTTAATATGCGTATGTAGTAAAGACACATATATTTCTCTTTCCCACGGCATCATATTATCTAACTCTGTTAAAGAGTACTTGTGATGTTGCATCATAGCAAAATTGAGCTCGTAATGATTGCTCATGCTATCATGGGAAAGTCCAACTACAAAAAAGAGTTAAGACCCTCCAAGATCACATTTGACTTCACATTGGTTTTTGGATTTTCTACTTCTATGACTTTTCTTATCTTAGGCATAGTAGCAAAAAAATCAACCATTTTCGCCAATTGTTGAGTGTTCATCGAATCTAAAAAAGTTTCTAATTCTTTACCAGTAAAATCAACTCTTTTATTAATCGTTGTACCATCATGTATTTCTTCAACACTTTGATTAATCATTTTCAACATATTGTCTGTATCAGTATCTTTTTCTGAAAGATTACTGTTAGTCAATGTAGGATATCTCATAATCACAGCGATATCATCTGTTATATTTATCTTATTAGTATGGTTCTCGGTCATTTGAATGTCCAATTCATCCATATTAATTTCAACTGGTACCACAGTTTTCTTATCATCGGGGCATGTAACGTTGATTGTTGCAGTTTCCCCTACTGATTTTGCTCTTAATTTGCAAAACAAATATTCAATATCGAATATGGGTAAATTTGCAGCATCTAATTTATCGAATGTACATGCGTTGATTAGTTTAATTACGGTACTGTTAATCTCGCCAGTCTTTTCAGATTGCTGGGCCAACATTAACATTTTTTGTTCTTTGACAAGAAAAGGTCTATATTCTATTTCTTCACCTGTCGATGGCAACTCCAACATATGCGTTGGGTTGTTCAATTGTGGTAGTGCCATTATTATCGCTCCTTTTATATTGTTATATTATAGTTTTCTTAAAACAGCAGGTATACGACTTCTTATTTGTCGTTCTACTGTATTAACAAACGCTTCACCAATTCTTTCTAATAATCCTTTAGGTAATTCTGCTTCGTCTGTCAAATTTTTCCAATATCTATATGACCAAGTAACTGGTAGTAATTCTAATGCATTTAAATTACCATAGTCTAATGCTATCTCGCCAACTACACTAGGATAACACTCGACTAGCTCTATGCCGTGTCTTCTTCTACCCTCTTTGTCTAGTTGAAAAATTTGCATTGTTCCAACATAATCATCATAATATCCTACTGAAAAATCTTGTCTATTCGAACCCATTCTTTGCCAGTCATCAAAGAAATTTCTTTCTTTGAAATCATTTGATACTCTGACTTGAGTTGTTAATTCTGCAAAAGTTTGACCAACAACAATTTTTCTTACTGGTCCATATATATTTGTGTCTTCGGTTGTCTCTAAAGTCATGCCAGGAAAAGCAACTTGAGACATTTCCATTGAAACTCTTTTTGAAATATCTTTATCTCTATTAATTTTAAACCCAAAGATGTTTGAAGTATTTTGACTAGCAGCACCTTTTGGTGGTGTAATAATTACTTCGTACTTTGATGGTTGTGCGTATCCGTCTCGACCTCTAAAGCCTGCCATCAGTTCATTTAAAACTGCATATGCGAATCCGTCTAATAAACTTGATCTTGCCATTTGTTTTTCCTATTTTAATATCAGTTTTAAAATTGATTTTTCACCAAGATATATCTCTGTCTCTGCTTTAGATTTTATACATTGATAATCAATACGATTTGTACTTGATCTCATTGCAATACGTTTAGCTTTTAAACATGTGGACATAGACTCTTGTATTCTATGTTCTTTGATCTCTCCGTTTACAATCATTAATAGTGCTACTACTACTTCAATCATTAGTGATCTCCGTTACCATTTGCTCTTACTTTATCTTTTAAACTTTCAATATCTTCTAATGCTTTTTCCATTTGTTTTGTTAAAAACTGTATGTTAACTTTATTGTGCATCATATCTTCTATTCTTTTTTCAATCTTTTCTACTGTTTTATATAAATCTTCAAGCAACATAAACTGTTCTTGGTCAGTTGGTAGTTGTTCAGATTTTTTAAGTAAGTCTGCTTGAAACAATTCTCTTGATGTTTCTAATGAAGTTAACCTAGAGGTTACCTCTGTATAAGCAAACACACCCATAGCAACACCAGCTATAATAGCCAACATATTTTTCATTGGCATACTTATTGATGTATTCTCAGATATTTTCATAAATCTTATATCATCTTTCTACTATCAGACCAAACTTTGTTTGAGCTAGATTTCTTAAATCTTGCCACTGGTAGTAATGTTGCAACTGTCATTTCATCACCTTGTATTCTTCTAAAGTCTGATTTGACATGTCCACTTAAATACCTTTTAATTGTTGGTCTTATTAGTTTTACTTTCTTTAATTTATTATAGTCAGCCAAAATTTTAGTTTTCTTTGTTAAGTCCGTTGTATTGGCAAAGTCAACTAATCTATCTAATAATCTTATTCTTAAAGGAATAGGTAGATAGTGTAAATTAATTCCTAAGAAACCATCCTTATATTTTTCAATTGGTAACACCAAAGGAAACGTATCATAATAAGGTAATTTTGCTTTCAACTTAGGATCATAGAAAAACATATTCAATTGACCAAATGCTACATTTCTACCTCTTCGCCCATCACGAATAAGTTGTGTTGCACCAGGTGTACCAAACTCTCTAATTTTATCTCTAAACCATTCTGTACTTCTAGGTCTTCCACCAGAAGCTTTCTGTACTGCTTGAATGTATTTACTTACTGCTGCCATAGTGTTCCTTAATGTTATTTATAAGAGGGCGCTAGATGGTCTTCTGTCAATATCTTAAATTCGAACCCTTTATCTTTACAATATTCTGTCGCTGAATTGAATTTTGCACGATTAACGGCATAAGTCTTGACTTCATTTAACCACTTCCTAGTTCTCTTCTTAGGAGTCTTTGTAGGTGGTTTTAATTGCCCCTTTGGTTTTACTTCTATTATGAATTTTTTTAGTGTTCCGTCTTTTTGTTTTACTTTCATGTAAAAATCAGGAAAATATCGATGTATTCTTTGGTCAACTGGTGAGACATAAGGAATTGCAATTTCCTCACTTCCCCACTCTAATACCCTAGAAGTTCTATCGCAATAATCCATAAGACGCCTTTCCCACATTGAACGATATACTATCTTCAAAGGATTGCCCTTATATTTCTCTCTATTAGTCGGTATGTATCTTCCACTATAAGTCATATTACCCCTATCTTAACATATAAATAGTACATAGTCAAGGATTATTTATTACATGAGCATCATTAATTCAGTAAAAACACAAGCAGTTACCGCAGCCACCTCTTATGGTCTTAAAAAAGTAAGTGGTATTATGCGAAAGACGTTAGGTCTTGGTGATAAAGCAAAAACAGGTGGTGTACTTCCAACTGGTTCTGCCAGTTATGGAAAACCCACAAATATATTTAGTTTCCCTTTAGATGTTACAGCAGGCCCAGGTTTGGGTAATCAAGGACATTATGTAATGTTCTATATCAATGAACAACAATCAGCAGAATTAAAGTTTGGTGGTGCCTCAGGCAAAAATGGTGAGACTTCTGTTATGCAATCTAAAAAAGAAGCAAACATACCAGAGTACATAAAAAGAATGGGAATTGGTGGTGGATCAACTATTAAAGAAAGTTTCAATGGTTATGAATCTCAACTAAATTCAGCGATTGGTAAAGGTGGTGGAGCAGATTTTGGATCGATAAGTTCTGCTAAAAGTAAATTAGCAAAAAGAAGTAAAGGAACATATGGTGGTGGATCAACTGCTTATGTTAAGAGAGCACCAACAGTAAGATTAGATACTGCAATTGCTTTGTATATGCCACCTAGTGCTACATTTACTTCAGCTGCAAATTATCAAGATACCGAAATTGGTATAGGTGCTAGAATGGTTGGTGATGCATACAACAGCATTAAAGGTGGTGCAAGTGCCTCATCTATTATAAGTCAAGGACTAGATCAAATTGGTGCAGAAGGTAACAATGCAATTATCAGAAAACTATTAGGTGGACTAGGTGAATTAGGACCAGGATTTCAAGGATCAAAAGAAGCATTCGAAATGGCTGGTGGTGAAATCATTACCGATAGAATGGAATTAGCATTCAAAGGAATTAACAAAAGAAAGTTTCAGTTTGCATTTAAATTTATTCCTAAAAATAAAAAAGAAGCCGATGAAGTAAGAAATATTATTTTTGCGTTTAGATCAAACATGGCACCAGAGTTTGTTGGTGGAAATAGAGCAGGTAGAAAAATGAGAGTACCAAATACTTTTGATATACAATATATGTACGATGGTAATGAAAACCAATACTTACAAAAAATATCAACATGTGTATTAGAGCAATGTGATGTTGTTTATGGTGGCGATAGATATAGAACATTTGAAGCAAACGAAGAAGGTGCTCCAGCTGTTGAAACTCAAGTTACTTTACAGTTCGGTGAAATGGAATTAATTACTAAAGAAAGAGTTAACGAGGGATTCTAGATGTCATATTTTTCACAATTTCCTGTAATACCTTATGATGCCCTTGGTGATGGCGAAGCAAAGATTGTTACTAATATTTTAAAAAGAGTTGTAGCAAGATCGCAAGTTTCTGAGCAAACAACTATGTTTGACACTTATACTGTTAAAGATGGCGAGACACCTGAAATGATAGCACATAGACTTTATGATGATATTAATCTACATTGGGTTGTTCTTTTATTTAATAATGTAAAAGATAGATACCATGATTGGCCTATGTCTAATTTACAATTTGAAGCATATTTAAAAGACAAATACGATAATGTAAATGGTGTTCATCACTATGAAATAACAGAAACATCTGGTCATCAAACTACTAAAATTGATGTTGGTACTAACAATTCGATATATCCTAGTGCTGATTCAATATCAAATTATGATTTTGAAGCAACTAGACAAGATCAATTAAGACAAATCAAACTACTAG